GTCATCTGGCCGTGGTATTGGTAAGTCAGCGTTAGTCAGTTGGATCACGATCTGGATGTTGACCACACGCATCGGCTCAACGACCATCATCTCAGCCAACAGTGAGTCTCAACTAAGGTCAGTCACATGGGCGGAGATTACCAAGTGGCTGGCAATGGCGCTTAACAGTCACTGGTTCGAGGTGTCAGCCACACGGCTGATGCCCGCCAAGTGGCTCACGGAATTGGTCGAGCGTGACCTTAAGAAAGGCACGCGCTACTGGGGCGTTGAGGGCAGGCTTTGGTCTGCTGAGAATCCCGACGCTTACGCGGGTGTCCACAACTTCGACGGTGTGTTGGTGGTGTTCGACGAAGCGTCCGGTATTGACGACAGCATCTGGGCGGTGACGTCTGGCTTCTTTACAGAGAACACACCTAACCGATTCTGGATGGCGTTCTCTAACCCACGGCGCAACACTGGGTACTTTTACGAGGCGTTTAACAGCAAGCGGGAGTTTTGGACGACCAAGGTAGTTGACGCGCGCACGGTCGAGGGGACGGACAAGCAGGTCTACCAGCAGATCATCGATGAATACGGCGCTGACTCATCACAGGCGCACGTTGAGGTGTACGGTCAGTTCCCGTCCGAGGGCGACGATCAGTTCATTTCGGCAAGTCTGGTAGACGAGGCGATGAAGCGGCCTAAATATCAGGACGCCAGCGCACCTATCGTGATTGGCGTAGACCCAGCACGCTTCGGCGCGGATGCAACAGTCATTGCAATTAGGCAAGGACGGGACATTATTGCTATCCAGCGCCACAGGGGCGACGACACCATGACTGTGGTGGGCCATGTGATCGAGGCGATTGAGGAGTATAAACCCGCGCTGGTCGTGATCGACGAGGGCGGCCTTGGGGCTGGTATTGTTGACCGTTTGAAAGAGCAAAGGTACAAAATCAAAGGTGTCAACTTTGGCAATAAATCGTCAAATCCGGTCATGTATGGCAATAAAAGAGCCGAAATGTGGGGCAAAATGAAGGATTGGTTGAAAACTGCTTCAATCCCGCTTGACAGGTTTCTTAAAACTGATTTAATTTCGCCTATGATGAAGCCCGACTCCAAAGGGACTATCTTTTTGGAGTCAAAAAAGGACATGAAGGCACGCGGATTGGCCTCGCCTGACGCGGCTGACGCTATTTGCGTCACGTTTGCCTTCCCAGTAGCCCACCGTGAGGCGCGTGAATCCACGCAGCGCCGAGCGTACAATGGCAGAGGCGTGGTTGCAACTTCTTGGATGGGATCGTAATGGCTAAGAAAAGTGTGTCCTTAAGCGTTGGTCGCGGTGAAAAGTTGCCCGTCAGCAAAGGTGCTGGCTTGACCGAGAAGGGCCGCGCTAAGTACAATGCCGCAACGGGTTCTAACTTGAAGGCGCCAGCGCCTAACCCCAAGACTAAGGCAGATCAGGGGCGCAAGGATTCATTTTGTGCAAGAATGGGCGCAGTAGCGGCCAACGCCAAAGATGGCGAACGCGCTAAAGCAGCTCTTAAACGATGGAAGTGTTGATATGGCTACCAAACCCGGCTTATATGCCAATATCCATGCAAAACGTGAGCGCATAGCCGCTGGCAGCAAAGAAAAGATGCGTCAGCCAGGCGACAAGGGTGCGCCCACTGCCAAGGCGTTTAAAGAATCTGCCAAAACTGCGAAAAAGAAATAATCATGGCAAATACCAAGCCAATTGGCGTTGCATACGAAGACCAGAACATCATTGGTGCTGATATTGTTCAAGCCACCAACATTGCCACCACTGGCACGATTGGTTATGCAGCTGGCGCTTACGACACCGTAACTCAGCAAAATAACAAAACAACAGCAGTCACGATTAACACGCCTTCTGGCCAGATTATTACGGCCAACGCTCAGATGGCCCCTAGCGCCAATGCGGTGTTTGTGGTCAATTGCAGTGCAGTCAGCACCAAAGATGTGGTGGTGATCAGTGTGGCCTCTGGCGGTACATTGGGCGCGTACAACGTGTTTATCGTGGCAGTCAGCAATGGCTCGTTCACGGTAGAAATCAAGAACGTGACAAACAACGCATACAGCGAAGCCATCCATTTGAACTACGCCATTTTCCACACGGAGACTTAAATGCCACTGGTTAAATCAAAATCACCCGAAGCCTTTCGCAAGAACGTCAAAGCTGAAGTTAAAGCTGGCAAGCCCGTCAAGCAGGCCGTGGCCATCGCGTATTCAGTCAAACGTGAAGCAGAAAAGAAGAAAAAATAATGGCTGATCCAACCGGAATGGTCGCGGCGGCTAATGTAGCCGCTGGCGGCAAACCACCAAAGTCTGACTCAGATATTCTGACAACCGCCCGCGCTCGGTTGGACATGGCAGTCTCCGCACTGGCCGAGAGCCGCGAAGATGAGATAGACGATCTGCGCTTTTATGCCGGATCACCTGACAACCACTGGCAGTGGCCTGCTGACGTCCTTGCCACTCGCGGTGCGGTGCAAGGTCAGACGATCAACGCACGCCCAACATTAACGATTAACAAACTGCCGCAGCACGTTCGTCAAGTGACGAATGACATGCGTCAGAACCGCCCAGGCGCAAAGGTCATCCCAGTCGATGACAACGCTGACGTGGAAGTGGCTGAGATTTTTAACGGCATGATTCGCCATATTGAGTACATCTCTGACGCTGACGTGGCATACGACACGGCCTGCGAGAATCAGGTGTCTTACGGCGAGGGTTACATCACCCTGATGACCGAGTACTGTGACGAGAACACATTCGATCAAGACATCAAGATTGGCCGAATTCGCAATAGCTTCTCGGTTTACATGGATCCGCTGATCCAAGACCCAACGGGTGCAGACGCCAAGTATTGCTTTATCACCGAAGACCTGACCAAAGCAGAATACGAGCGCCAGTACCCAGATGCTGCGCCTATCTCTACGCTCCAGTCCCTTGGTGTAGGCGATCAGTCAATCAGCAACTGGCTCAACGAAGACACAGTGCGTATTGCAAGTTACTACTACATTGACTACGACAAAACCAAGCTGAATTTGTACCCTGGCAACCAGTCGGCCTTTGAAGGCACGCCTGAAGACAAGATGCTCAAGGACATGTTTGGCAAGCCTGTCAAATCACGCATGTCTGAGCGCCCACGGGTGATGTATTGCAAGATCAACGGCTATGAAATCCTTGAACAAAAAGAGTGGGCTGGCAAATGGATTCCTGTGATCCGTGTGATCGGCAACGAGTTTGAGGTTGATGGCCGTATCTACATTTCTGGCCTTGTGCGTAACGCCAAAGATGCCCAGCGCATGTACAACTATTGGGTCAGCCAAGAAGCTGAGATGCTGGCTCTGGCGCCCAAGGCTCCGTTCATTGGCTATGGTGGCCAGTTCGAGGGTTACGAGGACAAGTGGAAGACCGCCAATACGAACAACTGGCCCTATCTGGAAGTCAATCCAGACGTTACAGACGGCCAAGGCGCAGTTCTGCCACTACCCCAGCGTGCGCAGCCGCCAATGGCCTCCACGGGTCTATTACAAGCCAAGGCAGGGGCATCTGAGGACATCAAGTCTACAACTGGCCAATATAACGCTTCTCTTGGCATGGGTTCCAACGAACGCTCTGGCAGGGCTATCTTGGCTCGTCAGCGCGAGGGTGATGTTGGCACATACCACTATGGTGACAACCTGACCCGTGCCGTGCGCCATGTGGCTCGTCAGTTGGTGGACTTGATTCCTAAGATTTACGACACCCAGCGCATTGCTCGCATCATTGGTGAAGATGGCGAGACTAAAATGGTCAAGATTAACCCTGACCAACCAATGCCAGTCAACAAGATTGTCAATGAACAGGGTATTGTGATTGAGAAAATCTACAATCCTGGTGTTGGCAAGTACGATGTGGTGGCCACAACTGGCCCAGGCTACGCAACCAAGCGCCAAGCGGCATTAGAAGCCATGGCGCAGCTGTTGCAAGGCAACCCACAATTGTGGTCTGTGGCTGGCGACTTGTTTGTGAAGAACATGGACTGGCCTGGCGCTCAAGAGATGGCCAAGCGGTTCCAGAAGACCATTGATCCTAAGTTCTTGTCGGACGACAATGACGATCCAGCATTGCAGGCGGCGCAGCAACAGATTCAGGCCATGGGCGCTGAGATGGAGCAGATGTACCAGATGATCCAGAATGTCGGCAAATCTATTGAGATGCAAGACATGGAGCGCAAGGACTTTGAGGCTCAGATCAAAGCATACGATGCCGAAACCAAGCGGATTGCTGCTGTGCAGGCCGGTATGACTGAAGAACAAATCCAAGACATTGCTATGGGTGTTGTCGCTGCGGCCATGGAGTCGCAAAACACAATGAACCAGATGCCTGAGATGCGTGAGGAATCCATGCCCATGGAGATGATGCCCCAGCAAGAAATAATGCCTCCACAAGGAATGCCACAATGAAAGCAAATGAATTTTTAGGCTTGCTGTTCTTGGCGCGGGATGTTGCACATTCCGTACACTTGAACACCCGCAGTTTTAGCAAGCACGAAGCGCTCAACATCTTCTACAACCGCATCATTGGTGCGGCTGACGACTTTGCCGAAACCTATCAGGGCCGGTATGGTCTAATTGGCCCTATTACCTTGAATTCGGCCAAGAAGACGGCTAACATCACTGAATTCTTGCAGGACTCACTTGCTGAAATTGAAGCAGCCCGTTACGATGTGTGTGATAAATCTGATTCAACAAT